TCTGCGTATTGGCGGCTTCCAGGGCAGAAACGACGTTGAGGATCTTGGGAAACACAGACCGGAGGTAATCTCCGAATCCGTTGTCCTGAAGGATGGTGCGCGCGGACTGGCGCATGGATGACACCAGACCGTCGAGAACCTCAACAGGTTCAACCCCCTGATTGGGAGGAGCGTTGTAAGTGGCGGCGATTGAATCGGCGTCTGCACACATATTGGTGCAAACACCATCATGCCAAAAGGTGACTTGCTTCAAGAAGGGCACAGTGCGGAAGTAGTTTTCGCGAGAGGCGACCACGACTTCTTCAGAGCCCGGCTTGACAGTGACACCAGAGGCAGCGCACCACTCGCGGAAACCGTCCATCGCAAACTTGGTGCCCAGTGGGAAGACGGCAATAGAATCATCACCCGCCACGCGGAAGCGATTGACCATTCCGTCAATACCAAGGCTCTCACCATACGAAATGTAGAGTGCTGCGTTGCGCAGACAGTTCATCCACGTGGTGAGATAGTTGCCGGACGGGTTGCCGCCTGGTTTCCTCCCCTCCAAAGCATGCCCGTTGGAGAGCAGTAGGGGGGCGGAAGCCAGCGCGTTCGCCATGTGTTCCGGAAGAAACGCCGTCTCCGGAAATTGCGAGAACGGGGCAGCCGAAAAGAGCTGCAACCAATCTCGCAATGAGGCTGTACCGTCGAACTTCGAGAGGTCGCACCCCATCACAACAAACGGACCGCCAAGGGCCACAAGCTGCGAATAGGCCGGAGGAGGGACCTTTGACCATTCAACGGGATTCGTCGAATTCGCTATCACACTCATGGCAAATTTCTTGCACGAGTAAGTGAAGTGAACGACGTCGGAGTAGATGAGGCGCAGCATGAGTTCGACGAAGACGTTTGTCACCTGAATAGTGCGGAAATCAGATTTCTCGATCTTTTCGAGAGAATAGGAGTCCGCTTTCAGGTTGACACGCAGGACGTCGGTCCCATTGCCGTCCTTGCGCAGCGCAAGCCAGCGCAAGAAGAAGGCCGTCATCAGCCCCGGCTGCTTCATCAGGTCAGCCTTGAGAGTGGGAAGTTTGTGCATCTGTCGCGCAAAGACGATATCAGCTGCAGCTGGGTCACCATTCTCAAAAGTTCCTGTGGAAGCCTTGTGGTTCATCTCAACAGCGACGGTAGCGACCATCAGCGTGAGTTCTTCCACGGCTTTGGCCTCGCCGCGCACAGCGCGGGCGATACAGGAACACGTTTTGCGCGTCGCGACTCCCAAGGGGGTCGCAAAGGCTTCCCGGAGCAGGCGCTTGAAGACATCCTCCACTGGAGGCTGGCTAACAATGACGTCCTGCTGGAAGCGAGTCAAGCACCGCGCCTCAAGTTCAGAGCTAGAACCAGTGGCGACGGCTACGCGTTTCGTGGGCAGAGCCGCCCCATGTAGGGGCAGTGTTGGCTTGACACGCGCAGGGACCTCCTTGCGTGCCCACGATCTTTTCTCTTGCACCACCGAGATGGCGTATTTCTCGGAGAGTGCAACGCGGGAGGCGTCAGTGGTTGACAATGCGTAGGGCTTACCACTAAGGAGGCCCTCGACAGTCCCCACGCAATACTGGGAACCACTGCGGTCGATGTATATCGGCGCTCCCGAGTCGCCTTGAGCCGTCTGGAAGTCGTGGTAGAAAATCTTCACAGTATTGTCGGCGTCTGTGGGTTTTGCCTCCACAAGAGCCCCGACGACAGCTCGGACACGGGCCCCGTCCGCGGACGGTGGGAAGAAGTAGCACGCTTCACCTTCACGGGCATCGGCCAGACAAACCGTCTTGACACGGCCCTGGTAGGGAACGAATACGCAGAAAGGCAAGTGTTTGCACCAATGGACCGCCGCAGGCACCTTTGCTGAGCGAGTGGAACCGTCGTCAATGAGGACGAAGTCCACCGCCCGCGAGATAGCCCGCACGCATGCTTCGGGGCCGTCACGGACAAAGGTCTGTTCGCGGGCGAAGGCATGTGTGGGAAGCTGGAGGACCTTGGTGAGAGTTGAAGAAATGTGCACCATGGTGGGGAAGCCTACTACTGAGGCCACGGACCCATTCTTGAAGTGCACATCGACAGAGACCCCTGCGTTGTACTTCAAGTTGTCGCGGTCGACGGACGCGACATTCTTGATGTAAT